AGTCTCTCCTGTCTCTGTCCTTGGGATGGATTGGCACATAGTAGATTGGTATTTGTCTTTTGTTGTCGCCAATGTTTCCTGAGTCATACTTGCGGTTGATGTATACTGGGTCTTCCACATACTCACCCAGCCTATGCCTGATTAGTGGCTGCATGTCGTCATGACACACAACCCAGATGGTATCGCAGCCAGCCCAAGCACACTCTAGGACTGCTCGCTCTACTGCTAGATAGTCTGGTCCGATTGGCTGTAGGCAGTCGTGCCAAGGGAAATTAAAATCAAGTGGTTGCCCTGCGGTGGGTACAACGCCAGCTAAATGTCTTACACGCATGAAAGGTATCGTTCGCCTCTATCACAAAGTATTGTTACAACTATTCCATCTGGATCATTTTCTTCGATCCATCTTTCCGATGCTAACACATTTGCTCCCGAACTTATACCCACGAGTAATCCTCTTTGGTGGAGTTGTTTCATTCTTTCAATGGCGTCATCGGTCTTTACCAATAATACCTCATCTACCTTGTCCAAGTCAACTAAAAACTTTGAGCCATCGCCAATACCTTGGATGCCATGTAACCCTTGCTCGCCTCCGCTCATCACAGGTGACTCTGCTGGCTCTATGGCTAGGGTTTTAATGTTGGGGTATCTCTCTTTTAGTCTGGCTGAAACCCCCATTAAGGTTCCGCCTGTGCCTGTGCCGTCTAGAAATGCGGCGACTGGTAAGCCCTTGGTCTGCTCTAGTATCTCTGCGCCTGTGGTTTCGTAGTGGCACTCAATGTTATCTGGGTTGTGAAACTGGTTGAAGTTGAAGAAGCCGGGGTCTTTACAGATCTTATTTCTGAGACCTATTGAGCCGTCAAAGTCACCGGGATCTGTTTCTATGACCTCTGCTCCGAACATACGCATCATCTGCTTACGCTCCTCACTCATATTAGAGGGCATTACAATGATAACTGGGTAGCCTTTGTTAGCGCCGAACATGGAGACAGCGATACCAGTGTTGCCACTAGTAGCCTCTACGATGGTGTCTCCCGGTTTTAGATCGCCCCTTTCCTCTGCTTTCTTAAGAATATAATATCCTATCCTATCCTTAATGCTGCCACTTGGATTGTATGTTTCAAACTTCGCATACAATCTATCACCAAGCTTAATCAAAGGGGTATTCCCCACTAACCTGCTAAGGTCCATATTTAACCGCCCATCATTGATGCGCCGCCCTCTGCGCCGCCGCCCATGTTCTCCATTAACTTCTCAATCATCTTCATCATAATCATCATCATAATTAGCTTCATGAGCTTTTCCATATCCATCTGACCGGATTCACCCATCTGACCCATTTCAGAGCCACCGCCACCAATCTGAAGACTCTGCTCTGAACTCATGTTCTGAAAAGAACTGACCTCGTTTGTAATATTGATGTTGATAGACTGACCGTCTTTGCCGCCCTCGGGTGTGCCACCCATCTCAACACCTTTATTGTTCTCGCTTCCTACTGCTGCCCCACCATCTGATGGTGTGACTCTTTGGCTAGACGCTGGGGCTGCGGCTGCACCGCCCCCTCCGCCAGCACCTACTGCTGCTGCACCTGACATAGTTTTGGTCCTCCTTGAACTCAAAATCACAGCACCTCCACATTTTTTAACATAGAATTTAGATTCCTAGCAGAACTAGCATTTTTGCCATACTTGCAAATGATTTGTTCTTCTGTGCTGTTATTGATAACTATGTCACTAATGATATCTTTGCACTTTAAAGTATATTTTTCACACACGGATCTGCTTGCACTAACCAATAATAATTCTCTTCTATTATGGATTTTTGGGTTGCTCTTGTTCGGTCCCGATTTAGATCCTTCAAAGCCCGCTTGCCTCATTAGCGATGCTACTTTCATCCTAGATATTGTGTCAGAATATTCAAAAGAATCTAGCTGCTCCCTAGACAGAATTGATTTGCAAATAATATCTCTATCAGTTTTTTTTGCGCCGTTTCTTTTGCTTGGATAGATATAGATTTTATTCACAAAATTATCTCCCGTTTCTATAAATTCTACACTATTTTGATTTGAATGTTTCATATGAATTTTGTCATAAACCTCATAAAAAACATTTTGTTTTTCTAAGCTTATACCGGACACATTTTCTGAATTGAAAATATGTATTTTTTTATATGCAAAAGGATATTTTTTAGACTTACTATAACACTCTATTTGGTTCTGAGATATTTTAATATTAGAAAAGGTGACGCTATTTAGAATCAATCCGGACATTGACAAACACATTATTATTTGATTTTTAACATGCGTCTTGGGGCAGCCAAAAGTACTTACGCCCTCGACACTGTTTAGAGAAAGATTGTAACAATCTAAATCAATTTGATTAAAATCTAAATGCGGTGAGCAAAGATCAAATAAGTTATTTTCTGCTTTCTTGTTGATGATGATTGGAAAGTCATTCAAATAACTAAAGATAAGGGAGGGCAAAGAGTGACCTATCACTATGTTTGCACCGTCAGATACTGATTGCTTGAGGGGCATTTAATTAGCTTTTCTATATGAATTATTAATTTCTTCTTTTTCAATTGCTAATTTAGGCGTCGTAAAAAAATCATTTTTATATTTATTTGTCTTCTTCATGTCATACAAATTGAACTCTCTTAAAACTTCAATTTTTTCAGACTTAGAATCTATAAATCTTATTTTATAATTTATCTCATCTGGCTCATCTGCAAACACAGGACCAGCCATAGCCATAACACTAGCGATAACAATAATGGCAGCTTTCATCAAGGTCTTCCTTTTCACAAAAAAATAAGGCACTCATGGGTGCCTTTGAGCCTCTTGTGAGGCTTCGTTTGTAAATAGTGCGTAAGTATAGAAAAAGACATTATTTATTCACCTTGCACAAACATTCCCACAATATGATTCTCAAGAACAATCTCGTATTCTTCTCCGGCTACATTTACATTTTCAATCATGGTTCCATCGACAACAATTCTCGCCCCTTCCTGATAGAGAAGTTTATTATAAACACTATCCCTCTTGCAGTCGGTTGCAGTGGATTTTACAGTCGCTACAACATATTTGTCTTTAGGGACCACATAGCCCTCTGGCAAGAGGACCCCGGTATTTTCAGAGTCTTCTTGCTTCTGGGTCTGAATGAGCAGATGTCTATTTTGTGGTTTAAATCTCATCTTACCTCCTAGTATGGAACCTTAGCTACTTTCTCGTACATATCAAGAAGCTGTTCAATATCTTCATCGTTTTTAAGCATACGATAAGCACGAATAGCAGAAGACATTTCTTCCTTACTCAGCCATCCGTTCTGAACATAGCTCTTCTTGAGATCTTTACGATGCTCTTGATAGGGCAACATCTCTGCCTCTACCTCTGCGAGGGCACGAATAAAGTTTCCAATATACTCTTGTTTAGTTTTGTCGTCAGACATTCTTTCCTCCGGTTGTCTAAGTTACATATACATAATATACATTTCTGCGAAAATGTCAAGCACTTTTTTTACTTAATTTCACATGCGCCCCCAGCGCAGGCGAGTTCGCCAGAAAGATCTGTGTTGTCCTCTATTTCAATAACCTTGGTTAGATCCACCTCTTCCAAACTCTCTAACATGGCTTCGTAAGTCTCTTTAGAACAGTCTTCAAATGGTGCCTGCTTATAGGTCCCACCATCATACGGTAACACCGACAGCCCATTATAAACATTTCTATTTTCCCACATCCATTCGCCTACATCAGCCCACTCTGCTTCCTTGATTGAAACTGTAGCAGAAACATTATGGGTGTTTTGACCATTTCTTGTCCCCGGCTTAACCCACTCATCGCTGATCTTTGCTACCCTTCGCAATAATTGTAGTGCACTCTCCGTTCTCATAATCGCTCCGTCTGGTGCTTTTTGGGGTACGGAGATTACCGCCGTGTCGTGAGGTCTGAAGTATTCATCCTCGACCATATCTGGGTGGTAGATAGACAGGTAAGTGTAAATCGCTTCATTCTTTCCAACGCGGAGGCGTCGAATATAGTAATCATTATGCCATGCATGAATGCCGCTAGATGTCCCAAGGGTCAACGATGTAGTGCCTGCTGGTTTTACAGTTGTAGTCCTTGCGGCTTTTTTCACTCCGATAAGCTTCGCAACTCTTTCATTTTCCATCATTACAACTTTAGAAGCTTCAGTGGTATTAAGATTTAAAATTTTACCAGAGGCAATGCCAGTCATGCTTACGCCAATGAGCGCCTCCTTCTCAGTAGTTCTTCTCCAAACATCGCGGAGATAATGGAAATCAGTGTAACCAGCCTGAAGGGTTCCGATGAATGAGGCTGCTTTCACACGGCTATTTAATTCTCCTTGGCTATCGACATCGCTTACATTTACTTCTGTGAGATTGCAAAACTGATAGGGTCGTAGTGCTATTTCGCAACAAGGGTTGGTTCCCCAGTCTTTATCATTAGAGAAATAAAATCCCGGCTCACCGCTCCCTGACTCTTTTACTCTCTCCCAAAGATCTTGGAAGTACTCTTTAGTAATTCTGTGGCGGAGGAGCACAACTGAGTTGTTTGCTCTACCTCGCTGTGGGGCTGTCTCCCACCAGTTGCCTGTCTTGGCAGCAATCATTTCGTTATCATCGGCAGAGAACAGAGAGATAAGAGCAGCGCGGCGGATGCCGCCAGCAAGAACTGCATCAGCGATGTGGCAGATCATATCATGGGCTTCAATTGTGGTGAGCTTATCTCCGTTTTCTTTAGCCTCAAACATGCCTTGGAGCTTTACAAGGCACTCTTTTAGCGGCTGCGGTCCCGGCGCTTTCCCTCCAGAGGTCACAAGCCTAGCCCCTTTTGGTCGAATATCTGAATAATCAAACCGTAGTTTAGAACCCCCCTTAAAATAAGATTGCACCAAAGCCTTGACGGCATCAGCCCAGCCCTCAATAGAATCATTGACCAAAAATCGTCTGGTCCTCTTTGAGGCTGGTTTTTGGATTTCTGGTAGTTTCTCGACATGGTGTTTCTGTACGCTATAGCCTACCCCGGTGCCTCCCAGCAACAAAAACATAACCTCGCTAAATACTCGCCAATCATCAACAGGTGCGAAAGCACAATTATAAATACGATTCGGTGCCACCTCAATGGGCTTGCCCCCAAACTGCATTGAGCGCATAGAAGGTAAAACTTTTTTGTCATACACCATCTCATAAGCAGATTCAATCTCCTCTGCCAAGTCTGGATAGCTCTTAATGTGCATTGCTTTGTTTCTATCTACAATCTCTGTCCATGTCTCCCTTCTTTCTTTTTCCTGTATGTATCTAGCATACTTCATGTGTACTGTGATATCCGACAGAATATCCCGTGCCACTTTGTCTTTGTCTGTCATTCGTTTAACCCCTTTTAATTTTTAAATTCTTTATATATTTTGTTAATCTTGTCTGCTTGTCTTTTTGAATCCGGCTTTTCCACATCCTCTAGCTCACTCTCCAAGACCTCCAAACTGATATTTGAAGTATCCATTCGAATAGGGAACGGTATTCCGTCTTTGCCGTTTCTGTTTTTAGCTACAAAAAATCTACCCGTGTTGTTCTTCTTGTCAGTTATGGTGCGTGATAAAGAGAAAATAAAATCAGCTACAAAGCACTTACTAAATGCTTCTGAGATTGATTCCATTGTGATTAGCTCTGCATTGAGACCGGAGCGATTTGTTTGAGATGCAGTCCAGACTGGACATTCGAATATTTGGGCAATCGCTCTCAACTCTTCATAGATTGACTCAAGATCATGCCTCTTCTCGCTGCCACGAGGTGCAGATACTGGCTTTAGCAAATCCCCGTAATCAACTATGATCATATCGATTGGAACACCCTGTTGTTTAAGTTTATCCAAATGCGCTCGTATGGTATTTGTACTAGCGGATTTCGTTGGATACTCTTTAATTATAACATTCCCATTAATATCTTTAACCTTTTCGTAAATTTGTTCCTTAAGAGAAAACAAATCCTGTAGCTGTACTCCAGTTAGGCAACTGTCATATCTTTGACCGATTGTCGTATGGCACAGCTCCAAAGTGTAATGAATCACATTTAATCCTGCTTTTACCGCTTGTGCCCCAAGATGTACCAAAACCATAGATTTACCAGCCCCAGTTGGAGCAATGACAACACCAAGCTCTCCACTTCCCAAGCCTCCTTTACAGATATCGTCAACCCTTTCCCACCCAGTCGTGACTGGGTTTCTAGCCCTCAGAACATACCTGTCTTCAAAATCTTTTTTATAATCATATCCGTAATTGCTATCTGCGCCCAACTTAAGGGCGTCATTAATCACCGTACTGATTTCGTCAAAAGATGAATTATTCAAAAGTTTTACCGATTTCATCATCGCTTCTTTTAGCTTTTGCTTCTTACAAAAGTCTAAGGAAGTTTCCCTGACATAATCCGCATCCCTAATTATCTCAACATCGGTTATAGACCTCTTAAAATATTCAACAACCTGCTCTTTAACAGCACTATCATCATCGGATATGTCAGATTTTATCAATGATCCCACAGCCTTCAGCGATGGGTGGACATCATATTTTTTTTTGTAATCATAAATTTTAGAAACTAAAACCTGTAGGTATTTTAGCTCCAAGAAGGATATGTCTAGAACTTCTCCTATCTGATCGCAAAAAGGTCTTTCCGTTATAATCAGATAAGCCAACTTTTCTTGAAAGTCTTTCCCATATTTTGAAAAACTTGCTTGCTCCATTAATTACCTTCCTTAGTCTGCACTACCATTTTTCGAAACTGGGCAAATAGATCGGCTAAATCATACGCGCCGAACCCGTCTATCATCATCATAGTTTGAACACCCGTCTTGTTAAACATTAGCTTCGGGTCTTTTAACATGCCCCTAATATACTGTGCGCTTTGGGCTGAAATGTTTGGAACATACAACTGCATCATCTTGTAATTCTTTTCAATCAGTTCTCTTTTTTCTACCGTGTTCCTAAAGACCTTGAGTTTGCTGTCAACACCCTCGGCATACTCAACTAACTCTTGTATCGTGTACGATTTTTCCTCAGAAAGAAAAGGAAATCGCTTAGATACAGTCGCCAAACCCGCTCCGCCGATGCCGGGGAGGTTGTCACTCTTGTCACCTGCAATTGCTCTAGCAAGTGCGAAGTTTGTTGGGTGGATATCATACTGCTCTAGGATTCTTTTTTTGTTAAGAATCTCTTTCTGAATTGGTCTGTACAAGATAGTTGAGTCATCACACAACTGGATGAAGTCCTTATCAGAACTTAGGATGATTTTGTGGTATTCAGACAGGGCTTGGGACTGAGAGACTAGAGCGATGATATCGTCAGCCTCCACATTTTCAACATAAGACTGCATGATTGGCATTTCATTTAGATACTCGATCAACCTTTGCTGTTGCCAGTTCTTGTTGTCTTCCTGTTCGCCAGCAGTCATATTGTGAATATCTCTATTAAGACGAACAGGTTTGCGACCGGCTTTATAGTTCTTGTCTATAGACTTGCGCTTTTGAGATCCACCGTCCCACGCAACAAATATAAGGTCTGGGTTGATTGTTCTACAGACAGATTGTAGGGATTTGATGAAGCCTTTTGTTCCCCCGATGGGTTGACCATTTGTAGACAGGCTTGGATCTACAATGTAGTTTCTCATGAAAAGATTAAGTGCGTCAATAAGTAATACTCTTTTTTTACTCGTCATTATTAAGCTCGATGTTAAGTTCCTTTAAGATTTGTTCCAATTCTTCTTCGAGCTTTCCCTTGTCTTCTTCACTAGCATAGTCTTCGTTTTTTAGAGCGGTGGCAAAATAAATTGCCTCTTCTATCAATTCGCGATGATGCTCTAGAATTTCTTTCAAACTTTCCATATGATATTCTCCCTCTATACATATAGTATGCCGAAAAGGAAAAGCCCCACTCACTATAAATGAGATGGGGCTAAAAGTCAAGAGTTATTTTTATTTTAATGATAGTGAGTTATCCGGATTACCTTTCTTTTTCCGAGGTATAACCACGGGTCATAATGCCTGTGTTTGTACCTAATTGTGCGGAGTCTTGTTCTTTTTCGCCAAGCCCTATTGTGACTATGATAGCTGCGATAGTGCCTATGGTGGCGGTGGGTCCGGTAGACTCTTCTATGTCGATGCGGGTGGTATTCAGATGTAGAAATTTCTAATTCTAAATCCCCACCGTCAACATGAGTTACCGTAACAATATCACTATCATGCGCCAGAGCGCTGGGAATGGCTAACAGAAAAGACGCAACAAATGTTAATAAAGCAATTTTATATTTCATTTCATTCTCCTTCTAATATTAGACGATAAACTGATTCAATTTATTCACCCTTTTCTTCATAAAAATCTTCAGCCTTGCCCAATCGTTGGTCAAACTTCTGAATGACTTCCTCGTCCATAACATCATAAACACGCTGCTTAAAGGCTGGGTCTGCCATCTTTTGTTCCCACTTAGAAGGCTGGAACTTCTCTACTTTGCCATCACCCATTTCCAAAGAATACCAAGCACCAGAGGAGGTCATATACTTTGAGCCTTTAATTGCCTCAAACAAACTTTGGTCATCCTGTACACCAATGTCATCAGTGCCCCATAGAATCTTAAAGTTGCATTGGCGACCTTGGGTTCCGAACCTACTCTTCTCCAGCTTGACCTTAACCTCAGAGCCAATACGGAAACCACTTTCATCTGTGATGTAAGCAGCCTTAGCCTTGCGACCTGTCAGCCAGACACGCAAAGAATATGCGTAGATCATAGCCTTGCCACCGGGAGTGACATAAGGTGTGGTTAAAGCCTCTGCTGGTCTGTTGGTAATGTTAGTCTTCAACTGGTTAAGTACCAAGAATGTTGATTGACTATTGGCAATCGGAACAGTCAACTTTGACATCCCTTTAGCCAAGATTCTTGCCTTTACTGCCATGGAAGACTGCGGATTAAAGTCTCCTTCCACATCGGATATAGCAGGTGTAAGAGCAAGAGAGTCCCAAATAAAAAGCATACGGTTTTCATTATTAGCCAAAAGGTCTTCAATAGTTTCCAGCACAAACTCAACAGACTGAGCTTGAACATAAAGTAGAGTACTGACATCACATCCTGCCTTTTCCAAGAACGCAGGATCAATGGCGGACTCAGAATCAAAATAGACTACATCAATACCTTTTTTCTGAGCGTTTGCTGCAACTTGTGCTGCCAAAAATGACTTACCTGTTGCTTCAAGACCTGCAATCTCCGTTACTTTGCCGACTGGAATACCAGCCAACTTTCCTTTACAAATAATAGAATCTAACCATCTAGACCCTGTGGGAATCCAATCCGTAACTTCGGTTGGATTTTCCTCATTTAGGTTGTGTGCCACAGTCATACCCGCTCGCTTGTTAATCAGCTTACGCATATCAGCCATGGACAATTTACCTGCTGCTTTTGCCATAATTTCTCCTTTAAAAATAAGGAGGGGAGCACTAACTCCCCTCCCGCCATCAACCAACAAGCTCTTGAAGCGCCGCCTCTACATCATTAGAAGGAGCATTATACTTACTAGTTTCACTTGAATTCTCCTCCGCGTCAAGGTCGGAGTTCATGGCTTCGTCCAAGATAGCGGCGACATCCCCTGTCGTTTTCCTCTCAAAGAGAGTATCAAAATCAGGGACATTATCAATTAGCTCCTGACAATCTGTATCGCCATCTTCACATAGTGGAGAAGATTTTCGCCGAGGGGTCACAGAGGTTCTCGGGTAAAGCTGACCGGGGTCCTTTGCATATTTTAAAACAAGGTCTACCCCGTCCTCGGCGTCCGTAATGTCTCCGAAGTCAGGATTCAACACAAGGCTCAAAAGCTCTTGATAAACTGTCTTGCTATACCCCCAGACTCGCACACCCTCTTTTTCCTCTCCCCTTACCATAACTGGGGAGAAGAACCTTTGTCGAGCAAAAAGCTTTTTAGCCATGTTAATGCTTTCTGTGTCCCCTTGGTTGAAAAGCTTTGTTGCGAAGTCGCACACAGGGCACTCTTCACCAAAGTTTCTTTTTGGACACAGGAACCCGTTTTGCTTTCCGACATTATAGTGAAAGTGAAATTCCTTAAAAGGATCTCCATCTTCAGAGGGGAGAATACGAACTGTATGTTCTCCTTCCGTAATTTTCCAAAAGTCAGATTTGCCGCCCTTGCCATTGCCTTGGGCAGCCGCCAATTTTGCTTTCATTTTCTTAAGATCAATTCCCATTAGTTCTCCTTTATCAAAGTTATGTGTGTATTATAAAATACACTCTTTTGTTTGTCAACACTTTTTTTTATTATTGCACTTGGCTGCTTCTTGCAACGAAATAGGCGTATTTTTGTTCGTAATTGGTGGGGAATATGCCATAAGATATATTCACATTTTCCATTTGTGGCTTTTCTAAAATTTGCTCTTTAATGCTGTTCAAAAGTTTCTTGTCAGTCTTCAACTCTTCTTCAGGAATTGCATAGTAATATGACTTTTCCCCAAGATTATCTAAGTCAAAAAACGGGCTCTCCTCCCCTGTATCAGGATTTAGAATGCCAAAGGTTGCAATTCTGGAAGTTTCCTTTGGTTTAGAGAAAGTTCCGATGATTTTCTTTTGGTTCTTAAAAACATTAATCATGTGAATAGTAGATACCAAAACTTCATTTAAGAAATCATAGTAGCCCATGATTGGAGCACCGTCTATGATTTTATCTAACAAAGCGTTATCAGCAATATACATGTTTTGAAAAACGCCGGATCGAGCGTACTCTTGCAGTACTTTGAAGCAAGTTCGCTCTTGCAAAGTCCTCAACTCAGACAACGAATTCAAATCTGGTCTGATGTACAAGATACTAACTTTTGTCTTCTTATGAAGATATTCTAAAATTCTTAGTGCGGCTCCAGATATAATTGATGCGCCTGACAACACAAACAAAGCTTCGCCTTCAATATTGTTAAATCTCCTAGACAAATCCGGCACAGCCTCTTCATACTTTTCTGGGTGATCGCACTCGTCCAGCTCAATAAACCTAGAGTTGCCAATGTCTTCTGGTAGTTCCCAATCAATAGTATAACCATTATACTGTGGGTACTGCAAAAATTTATTTACAATGTTGTGCCCTACCGAGCCTAGTCCTACTATTGTATACATAATTCCTTCATCTCTCCGAAGTTCTTTCCTGCCGACACATTTACTTTAAATGTGCCAAAGGGTGTATTTGAGAACTCTTTGACCAGCATGTTTATCACACTTAGGTCTTGTTTGTCAAGGTCTAAAACAATACTGTCATGAATAATAAATGCGATGTTTGATTTTAAATCTCGCAGTGCCTCTTTTATCAAGAAAGCCCTGTCCATAATTAAATCACTACATGTGCTTTGAATAATATAGTTTAGCGAGTGATACTCATCGCTTTCTATTTCTCTTTTGTAATAGTTTTTTACAGACTTACCATCCCAATATTCATTCATTACCTTCTTTCTGTCATAGTGCTTGTCCAAAGCTTTGTCTTTAGAATTAGGATTATAAAGCCACGAAAAGATATTCTTCTTTGCCTGCTCTCTTTCAATGCTGCCTTCGTACAAATTTTTGATATTCCAGTCGTGTATGTCCCCGTCTGGCTGTGGCATGCCGAGTAAACCTATCAGCACCCTTAGTTCAGCCGCATTGTAATCCAGTTCAACAAACATATCGTTGTTTGGCTGAAGCACATTTCGAAACCTTTTGTCCATGGTAAGTATGGGGAATGAATTTCTTTTCGTAGTCAGCCTACCAGTCTTAGTGCCAAAGGGGTTGTAATTGATATAAGGCGACGCTGATTTAAATCTTTTGAAGAACTCTCTTGTTCTTGGATTCTCGTAAGATTCCTTAAGGGGCTCTAGGTTTACATTCAATCTTTGATTAGATATTTCTGTGGTGATAGATACAATTTTCTGCTGTAGTTCGTAGTTGTCTGGTCTCTGGTATGTGTCAAACACATGCTGCGTAATTTTGTTTTTTACCTCGCAGAAATCCTTTACAAATTGTTCTGGCAAAAGGTCAAAGAAGCAGTTCTGGTTTAGGTCTACCTTGGCAATCGCAAAAGATTTGTAGAATGCCTGCATTTTTTTCCAAGCCAAGTCAAATTCTTCTTGATGATGGGGTGGGCAGATCTCAGCCAATGTTTTACCCTTGGCGTATATCTCAGCATACTCTATTTGATGATTTTCCAAAAACGACGAATATGCCCAAGTTTTGGTCAAATTGGAAGGAATATGATTATGTACCATATTTCCTTCTAAGTAAATGCCGACGCAGTATTCTTTATCATCTAATGCTTGAAATAACAAATTATATCCATGTTAGTTGAGACTTTATCTTATCATTAACATAATCTAAAGCAGACTCAAAGTCAAGAAAATTATATATTTGCTCTACCTTCAGCATTTCACGAGATATTAGAGTATCGGCAACATTTTTTTGAGATTCATCTAATTTAATCTTATAATACAGTTTGAGCCAGAATAAGTCGCTATAATCCTCACCATACTTTTCACTATCTACTTTCTTTCTTTCGACTGCAATCATGTTTGATTGACCATATTCCTGACATTGGTAATTAGTGACTCTCTCCCCCTCTATTATGGCGATAGGAGAAATGGATGTATACGCAGAATACATTTGTTTAATGTAAACTTTTAAATTATCTATGTCATACATGTATGTTTTAAAATAGCATGTATCAAAAACATTATCTATCGTTAAGTTATACTCGTTCATATATTTTTTCATGGCTGGGGAGTTTAAATTTGCCACGAGTCGAAAGGGGGCATTTCTATCGATCAAAAATCCATATTTTGCTGCCGCTAAAGTATAAAATTCAAAGTTTGGGCTCTGTATGTATTTGCTAATTTTTGAAAAGCTTCTGGTGAAGCTCTCTTTTGAAGTTTCTACGCAAAGACCTGTTGAAGTTGGATTAAAATACTTTGACATTATTAAACCGCTTTTTGTTATCGGAATTTTTTGTGCAATACTTGGGTAAAAATCATTAAAAAATATTTTAATAAAATCATCTATATTTAATATTTTGTCTTCATTTTTTTTATATAATAAATTTCCATTAATAAAAGTCTTGTACAGTTCATCTATTTTTTCATCATAAAAAACATGCGGGGATGACCAGCCTTCATGTGCGTCCCACTTATTAGTCAAAAATTTATCAGGGACTATTTTTGATCTTGCCTCAAGCCTTATGTAGTTTCTAAAATCCTCAAAAGCGTCAGCAACAAAATTCAAACACTGAACACTAAGATTGTTGTTAGTATTTATCTCCTTAAGATAAGATTCATTAACATTGACGGTGTTGTTTTTTCCATCTATTCTGCCATAATATACTTGCTTTCCCGCAAAAAAACTGTGAGAAACAACATCGCTGGGGTATGACTTGGTATACGCATCATTTACCGAAAAAGCATTTTTTGCATTTCCGGAGGTTTTTTCTTGAAAGCCAGCACCTTTTTGTTTCTTGTATGACATTGTTAATTCCTAAAAATATTTAAATTCCGCATCTGTGCTATATGGTTTTTGCCCCGCAGGAGTTATAACGGTAGCATTTACTCTTGTTGTCCATTCTGGATAATAGCTATGTGACACATATTGAACCAAATAATATCCACCCAAGCCCATTATATTTGCTACCGAGTTCTCTGTAAACGGGGACCCAAGTCCAGTTACGGTTGGGTCTAAATAAATCATCTGTCCAACTTTCATTAAGTTGTTTCCAATAAATTCCATGTCAACATTAAAAATTGACCAAAGCTGTTGAAAAACATTAGATTCTTGAAAATTTCTAATTATAGCAATTTGACCGCCCATATCTGCTTTTTGAAAACTGAACTCTTTGAGCAATCCTCGATCTGCCCCTATGTAAAAATGAGGAATACCATTGTTTATGTTCGCCTCATACCTATCTTTATCGCGGATCTCTTCCATGAAGGAGGACATCCTGTCCTTATATAGTTCTTCATCATAAACCGCATAGTACTCATTGTATGCTTTATATGATTTAGCATAGAATGTAATTCCCTCTTTGGTTTGCAAGGTTGTCTTTCCAGATGACTGTTCAATATCTTCTAGCCCGTCAGGCACTTGAACCACTTGCCTATTTAGGTGAGGGCTGTAATCGGATCCAAGCTGACCGGGGCATTTTGTTTTTAATATAGCGGCTGCAAAATTTTGAACTGCGTTTTTTAAAAAGGACATTAAAGAATATATTTTAATATCTTTTTTAATTATGCTGTGCTGCCACCACTCATTATAGGATTCCACGGCTATGGGCATTTTCGAAATGTTGAACACTGATATAGGTTGACCCTTGAGGAATTGATATCCAGCGTTGTCTAAAACTATTGCAAAATTCCTAATCTCTAATTCGGTGTAAATGTCTATATTCGTCCCCATTACAGCATCAAGGAGATCTCCGTAATAGAAGTACTGTATGGTTCTTTTGTCCATATCTGGGACTGGTGGGGCTGTTGCATCCTTAGCGGCTTCAGTGGCTGCATCTTCTTCATAATCGTTGGTTTTATCCTGTTCATTGCTACTTCCTTGCTCGAAAGAATATTCTGTTACCACATAAGTGTGTATCATGTCTTTCTTAACCATATATGTCGCTATTCTGTTGTAGAGGGATAATTTGTCAATTTCTTTCTTGGTCGTTGACGGATCAGATTGCTCCGGATTTTCAGAGGGTTCTGCCGCTGACAACGCAGTAACACCCAAAATCTCACTTCTATTGTCGGAAAAGTACTCCATGTTTGCCAGAGAATACTCCACGCCAATGTCCAAGGCACCATTAGCCTGAAACGCTATGTCGTACCCAATCATTCCGAGCTTATACATTTGCTCTTGGGTTGAGAGAGCTTCCCTGAGCCTTCGGGGGCATGTTGCTATAGGAGAATCAATATCATATCCAACTTTTAAAATTATGTCATATTTGTCTCTGTCAATTTGATTGCTGGATTCTGTCTGATCCCACGCGAAAAGGTCGGCATACCTAAAACCTTCTCCTCTATCAGTAACTAAAGTTTCTGCATTTTGAAAAAGAAATCTTATATTGCATCCCAAAAGCCTTTCAGCTGTGGCTGGGTTTTGTGCGTCATATGTAAGACTAACATCAGTGATACCAACATCATCTCCTCTAGATTCTCTATTGTTGTATATGTCTGAGATTAGATTTCTGGAGTCTTGCCCATGTGGTATGTATATTTCATCCGTAATAGCCCCTGTTTCATCATAATATACCTTCCACAACTGTATTTTTGGCACTAAAGATGCCATCTCTAAGGGAGTAGCCTCCAATATAGTTGCCAAATCATCAGGGCTAAGTCTCCCCAGTTTTTGCACAGGGCTGTCAATTACATCCGAATCTGTCGTTACAATATAGTATTTTGGCTTATCAGAATTTTCAGAAAAATAGTCTCCAGCATGCTGCAACAAGTCTGGCAGTGCGGACATTAGGACTTGTTGATCTGTCCATTTGTGATCTCTGTTCTCTGGCTTGTTCAGTATTTTCTGTAGTCGTTTCCACGCATCTAGATGTTCTGTACCAAATTTGTAGTCTTCTCCATATTTGGGTAAGTCAATGCCGTATTCTCTTAATTGAGCATAGAAGTCTTCAAAACCTGTCCAGCCCTCCGGAGGGAAAAAGCCAGACATGAACTTTCCCTTGCTGCCCTCTTGAGCTGTTGGGTCTTCAGAAGGCACACCAGTTGTGTTGTCTGGGTCGTATCCCTCAATGGTGCCCGTAGCACTATCTTGGGTGTTTTGGCTTTGTTTGTCTATTATCTTTTGGGCTTCAGATCTTTTGCTATTAGCATAATCTATGCCCTGCTTTGTAGAGACATAGGGCTCTGGACCGCTGAATGGCTTGTAGACCTCAAGGGAAACTGGGTCTGATCCTGCTAAATCGTCCGTTTCTTTGTCTATTTTGAATAGTATAAGAAGATAACCATATCCATTTTCTCTCGTGTCCTCAAAGAGAACATATTTGTGAGATTGTCCGCTAGATCCCGGTGTATTGATTATGGTTTGGGTAGTGCCCTGTTTGTTCAGGGGCAACTTTTTGCCGGTGTTTGGATCAATCCACCTATCAGATGTTTCATATTTTTTTAAATATTCTTTTATTTTTTCCGATGCAGCGGACATTCTAAACTCCGTAATAATTCAAAACTCTTTCCAATGGATTGGGTATATAAATAAGGTCTCCGTACCTAAGCAATGATTCTGTCGGCTTTTGATTAAAAAATGCTATTACCCACCACATTTTTGGCTGACCGTAGTACCTATGGGCTATGTTGTAGTAGTGGTCTCCGTATTTCCACCTATGTCCAACAACTTTTAATGACTGTATTTGCTTCCTTGTGGGGTATGTCAAATTTCTGGTGCCATATTGTTGTATCTGCGTAACACCTCTATCTTTAAAAATGTTCCTGTACACATCGTTATTGTTTATGAATTTATCAACACTATCATATCTTGATGCCATTTTATATAACCTCTTTTGTATTTTATTCTAATTAAAACAAGCCCTTGAGGGGATTTAGATCTGATTCCAAAACAGCGTCCACCACCTCATTAAAGTCATCCAGTGCGTCCCCTGCGTCATATCCGTCTTCATCGTCGTCAAGCACTTCGTCTATAATTCCACCAACGATTCCGCCAACAACTCCTCCCCATGGACCACCATACTTCTCTCCAAGTTCCCGTCCGAAATCCTCTCCGGTTCCAATTTCTGGGAATAATTCGGCGATTGTCCCTGTGGCTGCTTCCCATCCCAAAATGTAATCGTGTAAAACCTCAAATTGCATGTTTATGTTTATGACCTTTGGATAAATAAAGTTGTTATAAAGCTCCGTATGCTCAAATCCTCCAGATTCATAATCTGGTATTATGTTGCATGATCGAAAATAACCGGGGAGAAAGCCACCTTCAGCTGCATCGCCATAGCTTTGTATCAACTGCATGTGCCTTATCGCCATGAGAGGTGGCTGGGCAATTGTTCTATAGTTGCCTATTTGATGATAGGTTGGATACATCATGTTGCTTAAGCTAACTAGATCCTTTCCGCCCCGTCCGAGGGTCTTCGAAAAATTAAACGCTGCTTCAAATATGTTTGCAGCAGTCAGCTTGAAGCCTATGTTCAAACTCCTGCTAGTGTTTTGGTATGTGGCTATGGGATCAGCCCTGCCATACACGGGCTGCTGACTCCATGTAACGCTGTAATTGTTTGAAAAAGTTGTCAGGGCGGCAAAAAGCCCTACAGCCTTTTTACTTCCGAGATGCTGTATATATAAGAGTTGACCCTTCATGTTTGCTGCCATGTGCGGGTCCCAGTACGGCGAGGGAATTCCTATTTTATCAAAAGGTTGACCTCCGAAAGTTTCCGGACCTATGCCCAAAAGATCGTTAAAAAAGTCGTTCGCCATATCGACTGCCTCGTCAACAGCCCATTCAGCGCCAGCCTCTAAGAGGTTGTCCCACCAACTATCTCCAAATTCAAAATCTGATTCATACCCTGCCATTTTATTTATCCCTCATAATTTTGATGCTAGAAAGTATATTTTTTATTTATTCCATCGTGAGCGGTTGTGACAATGTAAGCTTCAAAAGATTTTCTATCATCAACAACTAGTTTTACCTGTTGGTTACCCATGTCTTGACTTCCTTTTTCCATGAGCGTCACGAGACTATCAACTCTTTTAGACATTTGTTCCATAGCGGTTCTCATTGCTGTCATATTGCTAGAATTGTCATTTGCCGCGTTGCTCGCTCTATCCGACATTTGTTCCATAGCGGTTTTCATTGCTGTCATATTGTTAGAATTGTCATTTATCGCGCCACTTGCCCTATCCATCAAGTTTGTCGTGTCATTGGTGTTGGCAACTTCAGCTCCCGAAGGAAGAGAAAGCATTTCTGGACCGCCTTCGCCAACCATGACATATCCCGAGGTGGTTACGGTGCCTCCGTCAACTAAGCCTGACATCCCTCCACCACCGGCATGCTGGTGAGGTGATCCCCCAACTGGATGTTCATGACTGACATCCATACCACCGCCGCCGCCAGTTGCAGGTGCTCCACCAATTGGATGCGTATGAGTGCCGCCCATACCTCCTCCCCCTCCGGTGCCGGGGGCTCCTCCGGGCACTGTCGGTGAAGGCGATGGGTTTGTGGGTGGCAGAGGTGCAGGCATTTCATAACCATCTTTAATTTTGTCAAACAACTCCTTTGCCGATTTCATAAGCTCGTTCAAGCCCTCTTCGGATTTTACCATTTGTTTCAGAGACTCAACGGCATCTTTAAAAGAATCCGGAACGGTAAACGCATTCATTATATTGTTAGAGATTGTACCAAGGTGTCCCAGTACCGCATCTCCTATGGCTCCTATCTCTCCAAACCCAAGACCGAGCTTATCAAGACCTGTTACCATGAAGCTCTCTCGGAGGCTCTGGACTTGATCTTTCAAGGTTACCGTCGCTGTTGTCAGGCTATCGAACTGAGCCGCTAATTGTTGCACCTCTGGTGTGTCTATAGCCGTTGGGTCAGTGACACCGGCTATCTTACCCGCCTCTTCGTCGGTTATAACATCGTCACCTCCAAGCATCCTCATGACTTCTTGTTCGGATCCAAATCCAAGGCTCTTTAAGGCTCTAATTTGAGCGCGACCCATGGCTGAATCTGGGTCGATTTCAGCTCCAGCAGCAGTCATAGAATTTTGAACCATCTGCAAGACACCTGCTGGACCTTCAGTGTAGTAAGTCCGTACCAGTTCTGCTGGGTCATCAATAACATTCATGCCGAAAACAGCATTAATTGTTTGTGCAGCTTTAGCCGCATCTCCATAGCCAGCAAAGTTTTCAGCAAAGCCCGTTATGGCTTCTGTTCCAACTTTCATCTTTGATGCCATGAGAGAAACTTGAGCCATATTCGTTCCGGCAGCTGCCCCGAACATGGAAAAGGTGGGTATCAGTTTTGTGAAATCCTCATTTAATTCTTTCGGCGTTACCCCTAGCTCCCTCATCTGCATCGTTAAAGCAGAAAATGACACGCGAGCATTTTCTATTGTATCTATTCCCTGATCCGTAACCATGGACTCGATTATTGATGCCGTCCCAGCCTCAACGCCAAGCTGTTTCATCTGCGCCTGTAACGAAGCTAATGCCGCAATGCTCTCAGGTGTCTCTGTATTTATTCTTCTAAACTCCCCAGAAAGTCCGGGCAAAACATCTATCAAATTCTGAAGTGGCATTCTCAGCCTAAGTGCTTCTTCTGCCATGGCTCCTTGTGACTTGGCTGCCCCATCCACGGTGCGAATGTATGGTATCATGCCCCTTCTTGCGTCATCCATTTCAAGGGCAAAATCTTTTATGTCTTTTATTCCGGGTATTATGTTCATCTTGAACAGGGCGAAGGCGGCAACAATCGATCCCAAATTATCAACAATCGTATCTGACATTTGCTGAAACATTGGCTCGACTGTGGTTGCGAAAGCCTCTAGCTGCTCTTTCGCAACTCCGAACATCTCTGTCTGCTTCTGTAGAGAATCAACCACTGCATCAGCTTGATCTGCGCTTAAATCTTTTATTTCAGACAAAGCGCTCCTTTGCGCTTCAAGGCTTTTCATTTCGGCACTATCCTTTGCTCCTAGTGCCGCGATCTGTTCATTAATCTTACTTATCTGCTTATCTAGTAAATTATTTCTGCTCTCAACATTTTCAATCTCAAGGTATAGTTCAGCCTTACCACGAGCGGCAGCCTCTGCTGCCGCTCGCTGTTCTTCAGTTGCCTGAAGCTCTTTCATAGCCTCGATATAGCCTTCAATAGCCTCAGTTGCTTCTTTTACCTCTTGAGGATCTTTAATGTCATCAGCCATCTATTTTACCTTACAGGCCACTTTATGCCCGTTGATTTTTCAAATTCTGCAATCGCGCTTTCTAATTCATGGCGAAAATTCATTGTCTCAGGGTCGTCAATACTGGAGTCCAGAAGAGCCTCGATATACCTTGCCTCATTCCCAAGAGCCTTTGCAAAAGATTTAACTTTGTCAGATTCTCCTCGAACTGAAACGGGGGCATGCTTTCCTGTCACCATTGCTTTGAGTATTTGACCCAGCTTATAAGCGAAGTTTTTTATATATTCCTCGTTTAGTTCGCTATTAAAATCCAATGAGATTAATCCAAGCTTATCTTCGTTAATCGGTTTCATTTGACGAGTCTCCTTTTCTGTAAATAGTTGTTTATTATAAAAAATAAGACCAAAAACTATTGCCTTTGGTCTTATACACAACACTTAGAGTGTTTTTACATTTTTGCTTTGCTTTGCTGTTTTGTCTTCATAGTATTTGACTAGTCTGCGGATAAACCATCTTCTAATTTTTATAGGAAGATTGTAAGCTTCCATAAAAGACCAGTTACCATGCATTTTTAAAGAAAATATTTCTTCATATACGCTTTCTATGTATTTATTCGTCAGGCCAAAAAAAGTCAATGTTAAGCGGTACCTCCAATTCCTGTTCGTGACCGCACTTAGCGCAGGAGTAAAAGCTTTGAATTGATACTTTTGGGACTATGTTTTTATAAATAATCCTGATTTTTCTAGATTCTCTAGCTGGCAATGCATCAACAAATTGGTTAATGTAGCCGGGGGTCTGGTTGCCGTTCACAGATACAATATAGGATTTTAGTCCGTCAGTGACGGCAGATTCTTGCAAATTATTCCTATTTTTTGCGCTGGCTATAGAGTTCAATTTCTTCTCGTCGCGACCACACAAGGGTCGCACCTCTATTTGGGCATTCATGCTTTCAATATTAATAATAAATGTGCCATTGTCGGTTTCTTGTACATCTGCTAAATCGCGCATTTCTTGATCAATAGAATTGGTTATCTTAGCCTTTGACAGGTCAAAGTTAAATTTTGACTTATTTCTGCAAGATGGGCACGAAACCGCCGTTTTATAGTCATTGCCATAGCCAGTCATTCGGGCTGCGATAAGAAGAGCATTTCTATCGCCTGTTAGCAAATCATCTGGATTAATGGGTTCCATAATCAGTGATTGCAACAATCTATCAAAAACAACCCCCTTTTTTATAAGGGATGTGGAGGCTAATATATCCTCCTCTTTTGCTGTCATAAATTTAAGTTCTAGTGTTTTCTTGCCGTGCAAGGGGTGCCCTTGGGGGTAAAACTTGCCACCTGAAGGTAGTTCGACAAATTCAGTTGGAACAGAAAATTCCATAGCTGCCCCTTGACCCTGCATGGGTACTTGGGGCATCTGTGGGCTGTTTTCGGGGATTGGCTGCGGCGGGGGTGGCGCAGTTCTTTCTAAATTATTTCTTTCAGTCATTCTTTCCTCGTTTTTTTTAGAAGACATGAATAACTATATCATAATTAAAAAAAATGTAAACAAATTATTATGGTCCAATCTCGCTGTCTAGGATTCTTGGGTTGTACTCGGAGACTTCCGCTCTTCCGCTTATAGAATGAATTGTAGCCCAATCATACCTAAGAGTAATGTCCATTTTTAGCATATCTTGACTTTCATAATCATAGTCTCCCATAGAAACATCTCTCAAGAATGCATTTCTAAGAGTCCATATTTCGACAGGTTTTCCTGCTGCGCCGTAGGCGGTGATTGTGACCGGGGATGTTGCGGCAACAGAGTCTACCTTGTTTAAAGATTTATAGTTATAGCCAATACCTCCGAACTGTTTATCTGGAAATTTGTAACCTGATGCATTAGCCATCTTCATAAGAATACCAGCCGCATCAGGTTGGATTGGGTCCACTGTAGTGAATTTAAGCTGCTTCCACTCAAGCCTACCGGGGTAGTAAAATGAGTGATTATAAAAAACATGCTTAGTTTCTGAGATTTCAAAACTTGGTCTATCAACCTTTGTTATTGTCCATACAGGCAACCCTGCTATGTCGAAAGTAAATCTATATTTTCTTTTAGGTTCGCTGTTTGCGTTTGACCAAAAAGTATCACCTCCGATTAACTCTTGTATCGCTGCGAATGCTGACATTGTTTTATTTCTCCTTTAAGAATATTATTGTTATACTATAAATAGTATTTATTTTATTTTTTAATCATCAAAACTAGCGCCGGTATTGGTAATATTAAAATCTATCGCGATAAACTCAATAGATCTTGCTGGCTTTAAGAATATCTTTGCGTACATAATATTTCTATCTACTAGCTCCGGAGTGGTTGTAGTTTCATCAAGAACAACTTTAAAATCAGTCAAACCAAACGCTGTCCTGATGTTGCTCAAGAATGGATCAACTTGAGATTTAAATCTATTCCAAGTGGTCGGAACATTTTGGTCAAATAATAGGTTCGCAGCTATTCGTGAAACCTGCTTTTTAACAAAGATCATCAATCTTCTAACATTGATTCTATCCAAAGCTGATGGAGTTACTTGAAGAGTTTTTTGACCAAATATCACAATTCCTTCATTTGGGAAAGATGCGATTGGGTTAATGTTAGCTTCATACAAATCATCTCTGTCAGCCGATGTAAGCTTAGAGCGCACATTTGTGACTGGGAAGCCTGCTGCACCGAGACTGAGACCTCCTCTATTAAAGCCTGCTGGCGCAAACCAAACAGCTTTTTTCTTGTCAGAGGAAGCCATGGCTCCTATGGCTGCGACTGATGGAGGTGCCCAGAGAGAACCACCGGTAATATCATCGCTTAATCTAATCCATGGATAATATGCACAGCCGTAACTTGAATTTATTGCTCTTCGCTGCATATTGTTTACAACATCATCAATATGGGTGGCGCTAATTCTATCTTGCTCTGTGCCAGCGAGTTCAGCCGCTGGCGAATATCCACCTCTAGGATCGATAATAGCCAAGGCATCTGCTCGGTCTTCACAAACATTAATAAGGTGTTGTGTAAGATTTTCGTTAGTAACGCCCGGAATGGTTACGAGGTTCATTTCTACGAACTCCGGGTCCGCCAAGATGTCAATCGCCTTCTTAACACTATAATACATGGCGTATGTTGTTTCGCCTGCGTCTGCTCTCAAGGCTCTAGTGTTATTGAACGGCTCTGCTTCGATAACATCTAAGCCGTCAAACCCTCCAAACAGAGGCGCTGTAAATCTGTCGTAACCCGCATCAAGAATGTCTTTATAAGATCCGCTCCTAGCTGTGACCGAAGTCCCAGCTGCTCTGGAGCCCGAAGAATAAGAGTAGGCTCCTGCCGCACTCGCACTCAAGTCATCAAGACTGAATACAAACATTCTCTTTGTATAACTATCCGTTGCAAAATTATCAAAATCTGACGGTAGTGGTCTTAATAGGTCGATGTTACTTGCCTCAAACGCCGTATTAACACTACCGCTGTTTGTGCTATAGCCAAAGTATGCGAGGGTCGGATCTGATAAGTTGCCATCACTCGCTGCGGATCTCTGGAATACATCTGGGAATTTAACATTTGCTACCCACTGTGATTGTCCAATTGCTCCGGAAACATGGTTGTTGGTGCTACCAGAGCCAATATACAAGCCTCCCCACAGAATTCCATCCGTGACAGCGTTAATTCCCGGCTGTGCACTTCCAGTTCCGTCCGGCGTTAATAAGCCAGTTTCGTCAACGCCGCCTGTCCACTTAAATGCATTTGCCTTTGTCTTGTACACATTTAAATATTGTGTATCTACATTGGCATCTTCGAAAGAAGATGTGTGGGACATAAAGGACCCCGTTCCGTATCCAAAAGTTGCAGAACCGCTTGAAAATGACAATCTAAAACCCTGTTTCTTGACAGGACCTTGAACACCAAATGGCAATAATTCTGCGTCTGCCTGACCAAGATCAACCTCACTAGCCATTTCAATTCTTAAGATTCTAGAATTGTTTGGATATGTTCCGTATTCTGTTAATCTCTTCTTTGTATTGTCCCATTTATAATATTGATCTCCAACCATTTTAGCGACATAATTTGCTGAATTTGGATTTAAATTACAGTTATCAAATCTCTCAACAACTCTAGGTGCCGAATCATTATCTCTAATCGAACGGATTACTACAGAGAAAGTTCCATATGGATTAATGTCAGCCCTTTGAGAATACTTGACATTTTCAATAGATATCTTAAAAGTTCTTTGCTCTGCTTCTCCTGCACTAAGCGTGTGGAACTTAAATAATCTAACGCAAAGCGCTGGATTGTCTGGGTTGTATGCTGGAGATAGAATATTATTAGCTGGCACAGCGCTGCCAGCGGTTGTTCTTAAATCTTGCGAAACAAAAAAGCCTGTTTGTGCAGGCACAGCTGCCTTTTTAAAATTTTGTGCTGCGCGAGACCCATTCCCGAGCGGCAAAATAACTCCATAACACTTTGCCCCACTTACAGTATCTCCAACTGATTTTTCAAATGTTTCTCCAAGGAAATAATTTTTTCTATCACCATTTGAAGAAACAAGGGCGGTATTTGTCCGAGTTGGATCAGTGTTGAAGACCTTTCTAGCATAGAATTTAGAGTTTTTATCAAAATTAAACCTAACCACTTCAGAGGCACTACCTTCGCCGTGAGTTCCGCTGGCAAACAATTCTGCTGTAAATGTATAGCCGGGACTAGAACTTGCCGTTTCGGATTCAATCAAAACTCCAGATCCAGATACTATAGTATTTGATGCACCTGCGATGCTACCCGATAAAATTAATCCACCTTGATCAAAATACCATGTAGCAGCCAAAACTCCGTCAAATGACCCAGTTGCTCCAGCCGCAGAAGACCCAGAGTTAATCAAGAAGAGTCCATACGCGCCTCCCGGATTCCCTTGTGCCGCTGGTGTCGATCCCATCTTCCACCCCGCTGCGGAGTCATCTGTTGCTGTTCCGATTGTGGGGTGTTGATCTCCCAGAATTCTGACAACGGTCAATGGAGCCCCGT